CTTCGTCCTCTGATTCTTCCTTCATCACCAACAAGATAAGACCAAACTTTGATATATTTACGACCAACTTCATACTCAAGTTGAGTATAAACAGAGCGACTGGATTCAATCGCATCAACCTTCCACTGATTATTCAACACTTCAATCAAACATTCAGTGAGATAAGTTGCTTTAAGTTCAGGAGCACAAAAGGTCATAATGTTTTGAGTGTGAGTGGAGTTTGCGTAAATTGTGTTCATACTACTGGGACACTTTACCAGCTACAGTAAGCATTACCAGGTTTTCTCCATGATAAAGTTGGCACGGGAAAACTCTTCGCGGTCAACAACTTTGAACATACCAAACTTGTTTGTGATAACATAACCTTCATGCAATGACTGTTCATCACCAATCTGACAAACAATGTCATCATCTTCAGAGATAAAGCAGAACAAATCATCCTTGATTGATGATACCAACTTCCACAATCGAATCAGGTTGACATCACAATCACATTTTTCTGCAATCAAATCTTCAAGGATGGGAACATCTTCACGAATGCAGGTGTTTATTGCTTTTTTGATTTTTGTTGCTTTGGCAGGAGTTACAAACTCACATAGAGTAGACATTTGCTTGGCAAACTTACAAACATCTGCCAAATCCTCACGGTAAGGATCAATGCTAACATCAGGTTGCACAAACAAACATTCAGAAGTGCTGATGAGTTTGCTAGTCAAAGGAGATGCAATCGCATTGCGAAGATCACTCTTTGCCTTGTAGATTGTGTGGGGTGCAACAATAATATCCTGAGCAATTATTTCAGGAAAGATGTAAGTAATCGTGTTGGGGCGATAAGTATCACTACCACCAAACCCCAGAAAATCACCTTGAACGATAGAAGCTGTACGAGGAAGGCAATCAAAAGCAGCGTGCAAAATACGCGCAACTTTACCCTCATGGTTTTGGTCAATTTCTTCATGAGAATGATTGATCTTGATTTTTACTTTGTTGAACACAGATTTAGTGCCAACGAAGAATTTACCATTGGCAGGATTAGTCCCCCACACAATAGCAGGAGCACCATCCATCTTGGTTGAGATGATACTATCAGATTCACTAAACCAATCCAAGACGGAAAGATCACCAGTCAGGATAGAATCTTCGGGGTGTTCCAAATGAGTATTTTTCACAGGTGCGGTTGCTTTCATACAACTAGGACACTTTAGAGGCTACAGTTACTTCTTTTTCTTGTTTTGTTATGTGCTGCTGTAGCTTTGCGAACTCGTTCTCTACCTTCTGGAGAAAGTGTGTCGCCACGTCCTCTCTTCCATCCATCAGGTATCTCACCTGATGTCATCTTACTCTCTGTTCCGTTTGTAATCCAAAAGCGACCTTTGTTGTATGATCCTGCTATCTTTTTTCTCTCTTCTGGTGTATATTGTGCCCACCAATCTTTCACGTCCTGTGAATGTTTCTCTCGGCGGGTTTTGTCCTGCTTTGTGCCATATAAGGGGTGATTCTCTCCCCTATTCCAAGCTTCGGTCAGGTATTCTACATCCTCTTCATTATACTCAAAGTTGCGTAGGTCGTCAATCCAATCCATAAACACACACATCGGGCATAATTATTTAGAAAAAAAAGACCCTTGCGGGTCTCATTATATTCACCGATCTATTTACAAGCTACAGTTACAATTACCCATATCGTTCCATATATTCATCAAGTGTAAATTCTTCGTCAGTCCATGTTTCTTCAATCAATTGTTCTGCTGTCAGTTTCTCCATTGATTCACGAAACTGTTCTGGACTAGGATCATTTTCAGGATCAAAATCATCGTGACATAACCAATCCCATTCTGCACAAAGTGCATCTACAAGTTGTTCTTTAGTGTAATTCATTGACAATCTGGGTGTGGTTGTGGAAGTGTGACACACGCATCGTATGCTTTGAACATCTTAGCATCACGATCTGCTAGGAAATTAAGAAAACTTCCAAGAGCAAGACAAACAAAGATGCCAGTGAGTCCGTATTGGGTGACTTTAGAAAACATTGGTCCACTTAGTGTATTTCATAAGAAAACTTTTCAGGCAATAACTTCGTTAAAAGTATTCTGAATTTTCTCAATCAGTGCGCTACGCTGTTCGGCAGTGATGAGATTATTGCGGGTGAAGTTAATGAAAGCAACCAATCCAATGATTTCCATAATACCATTGAAAACTGGAATACTATCAACAACCATCACAACTTCATGAAGAATAAGTTGCGACACAATCACGACAAACAGAATAGCAGTCGAGATTCCAATGTTTTTGAGAAGTTCAGAAGAAACATTCTCATTCACGAAGGTCTTAACCTGTGCGATTTTTTCGTTCATTTGTTTTTGATAATTGATTTGTGGGGATGTGTCCCTCACATTGCTAGGACACTTTACAAGCTACAGTTAATAAACTGCGATGAGTTCTTTTGCTTTTTTTCTGCTGCTGCCCTTGGCAGAGATGCTACGGGACACCTCCAACGAATAAATTTCTGCATTTTTATAGAGTTCTCTAGTAGTGGGAACATCATGGTTACTGATGATAACTTTAGCACCACGATTAGACAAGGATTCTGCTAACTCTGCCAACTGAACTTGTTGGTCATAAGTAAAACCTTCCTTTGCATAATCAGTGAAACTAGCAGTATCTGATGCAGGAACATATGGAGGATCAAAATAAACCACATCACCAGACCCAATGTTTTCATAGAGTGCAGAATCTTCAAACGATGTTGACACAAAACGATGATTCTTCTGAAGATAGTACATCCTGAACGCCATCATTTCATTCACAGGACATTTTGGATTCTTCATCTTTCCAAAGGGAACATTGAAACCTCCCTTAGAATTGTACCGTGTTAGACCATTGAAGCAATGGCGATTAAGATACACAAATAAACGCGAACGCTCTAAAGTGTCTGTGCTATTATTAAACAACTTGCGAAACGCCAAGTATTCTTCCTTGTCATTATTTTCAGGACAAAACAACTCATCACAATACTTCAGAAAACTATCATCATTAGGATTCGTCAGATACCTATAAAGATTGATGAGGTCTTTGTTGATGTCATTCAAGACATACTCCTCAGCATTAACATTCAATGCGACAGCTGTGCTGCCACTGAATGGTTCAATGTATCGTCTGGGAGTACCAATGAGGGGAAGCAATTCAGGCAGGACTCTGAACTTATTGCCTGCCCATTTCAAGAAAGGTTTACGCATACAAATAATCTTTTAGAATAACACGGAGTGCAGTATGTGTGCCTTTTTTCTTAACACTACCAAGTTTGATAAGATCATTAGCATCGGAAAGATAACAATCTCTTGGATACTTAAACTCATTAGTATTATCGCACCATTCATTCAAATCTTCAAGTGTAAAAGATTTTTTGAGTCCATTCTGCATAGCATAAATGAACACCAGACGCAAGAAATTTAGTTCCTTATACATGTGCTCTTTTCGATCTTTAGCACCCAGGATGTTAGCACCACCATTAACATAGATGTTATAGTCACAGACATCTTTATTATTGCCAGTGTCTCTTTCAATGTAAAAGAGTTCCCACAAAATCCAATCAACGGCAGTCAATCGCAGTTTCCAAACATATGCGACACGATCACGAATCCAGGAAGAAAAATTCTTTTCTCCTTGCCACTTGATTGTAGACCCACCACGAACTTTGTTCCTACCAAACAATTTGTTTTGCCAATATTCCTCAACATTACTATCTTTGATTATTTTAATCTCAGAAACAAGTTGATTCAAAAATTGATTAAAATATGGTGCCTTACCATTCATGTATGCTGCTGTCATGTCAACACAAAGAGCACGATAGATTTTGCTATACGTTGATCCAACGTTGACAATTTCAGCAGTTATTGCAGGAACATTCTCAAAAATAGGTAGATATGGTTTCACAATATCTGCCATTGCATCTACATCTTTAGGAACAGTATTATTGTCAATCAAACTGATAGGTCCGTCCATGTCATTTAGCAGCCATGGAGTTAAATTTGATTGTCCAGTTGTTGCATCTAAGTAACCAAAACCATTTAGAACAGAGGTATAGTTATCATTCTTAGATTTACCAGATGCAGTGTGATCAATGGTACGATAAATTCGATTATATTCATCATTACTAGAAATCAGAACAATTTCATATCGAAGTGTTGATTTTTCTTCAGGAACACAATCCGAGAGAAGATAATCCTTTGGAATATCTAACTCACCATTAAGAAGTTTGCACAGGGTAACAATAAGAGTGTTACCATTCATCTGCTTAGGTGTCCATGCTTCAAGAATATTGCCAAAGTTATCTACAATGTCAGTGGTTGGAACCACTATCATATTTTCACGATTTGCTGTGTCATGATTGTAAAGAACATATCTTCCATTCTCATCTTTCTGTTTGAAGAAAGTTTCGTAGACATCACCTTCTGCTCTATTTTCGCTATTTCTTTGAAGGGTAACTGGTTCTAAAACTTTGCTGTAGGAATTACCTCTTTTCTCAACCAATCCATTATAGAAAGGGAGATTTACATGGTTAGAGGATTCTCCTTTTTCGTGCATTTGTTTTGCGAGCAGCACAATTTGCTCGATAAGAGTTTGAGTCAACATAGATTTTCTCCGTGTATAGCTTTGGAGTGTCAAAACGAGTATAGGTTTGTTTTGACTGGACTTATTTAGTGTAATAGGTTTTTAATTAGTTGTCAAGTAATCATTTGTTCTTAAAAATGTGCTTAACTCCAGATTGTTTGAAGTAATAAGAATAAGCAGATTGTGCGTCTGGTTTTGTAATAACAACACCATTCCAAGTGTTTCTGCTTGCACCACCACCTTTACCTTTAGGACGAATCTCTAGAATTTTAACTTTCTTGCCTTGATTCACAGCACTGGCACTAATATACTGACCAGAATTAACTAGAGTTCGCATACGTTCAGTGATGTGATCATAATCCTTCTCCATTTGATTGTAAAGTTCAGGATGAGTGTCTTTAGAGATTACAAAGTTCTCACCAAATGTCCACTCGTCAATATCACCATCCTTGTTAATAGGTGCAAAATGAACTTGTTGAATCTTTTCATATACAGCACTTTCATAGAATGGAACATTATTCATTGCCTCATGGAGAATCTCCTGAAGCATGATAATGTCACAACATTCAGCAGGACAGTTTTTCAAAAATTTGAGAGTCTTACAATCACCGCCATTGCGGTAATCACATCTTTCAGAAGACTTAGGAATACCAATCTTTTTCTCAAATTCACCACCAACAGAACCTTTATTACGTTTGCTGATGTTAGGCAGAACATCGACTACTTTCTTACCCTCATATTGTTTAGCGTTTGCAAATCCTTCTGCAAGTGTAGGACGATTGTCGGACATTGATCGGGTGTCTTGACTCATTACTATGACAGTTTACAAGCTACAGTTAGAATTAGCAAGCGAAGGGTATCAGTGCATTAAAAAACGCCTGCAACACTGTTACAGGCGATTTTAGAGGGGTCTCAGAGCATCTTATGGTTGATAATGACTTGCGGGTTTGTCTGTACCCTTGCGAATGTCACGCACTAATCTGTCACCTGCTCTCTTTAATTTACGACGCTCATCTCTAGAATACCCTGAAGCTTTCTGAGGTTTGTAATTGGGTGAGGTTTCAGTTTTCTTCTTCTTGGTGAGAAGTTGTGTTGCAGTTGGTGTTGCTTTCTTCTCAGGAGTTTTGGTTCCTCCTTTCTTAGCAGCGATTCTAGCTTGTGCTGCTGCTCTTCTCTCTGCCTTCACCTTATCTGCATACGATTGTTTAACCTCAGCAGATCCTCTTTCTTTCTCAGGTTGTTGTAACCTGGTGGATGCTTGTCTCTGTTGTCCAATATCCTTGCGGTCTTTGTATGACTTAGCAGGCACCATTTTGCCGCCACCAGCAGCTTTCATTCTGCGTTTTTCTGGTTCTGATTTACGACGGTCACGCCCAATTTCACCACGCTGACCAGTTTTTCTGATCTGCGATGATCCCATCACATCTTTATCATATGCTTCAGATACAAATTGGGCGAATGTCTTCATCTCTTTAGATCTTAATCCTCAAGAGTATTTAGTTAATTCAAAACCATCCACAAACTCCATTAGATAATAATCCATTGTAAGTTCTAATCTTGATGCTTCTTTCTCACAACGATCCCAGAACTCCTGAGCATCTTTTTCCATTTCTTTTTCAGTCATTGTGGTTTAATTCCAAAGGAAGATGAAAGTGTTTCTCTTTGCTTGATGTAGAGTTTAACATATGCTTTCAACATGGTTTTACATGTCTCAAGATCACCAATAGTATCAATGTCACGGGAAAGTTTTTCAAACTCAAACGATCCATTGATACTACCTAACTCAATGTCTTCAGGTTTCATACTGCTAATGCTCCAGAGGGGATTTCAATAATTTTGGGAAGTTCATTACCCAGTGGATTCATTTCATAGCAAATCCACTCACCATTGCGGAAAACGTAGTGATACTCTTCGGCATTTACAGCAAGAAGATAATCACACAGGTCAGCATCAAGGCGAGGAGGGCAATCTTCACCACGCTGGGAATAGTATTCGGGACCATACTCACCCACAGGAAGTTTCGTTTCCCAGCAAGCATCAGACCAACAGGATGACATATCACCACCATCAATCAGTTCTGCTGCTTTCTCTTTAGTGTTGTAATGTGTCTTCAGGATGCGACCCAACCACTCAGGATAACCATCCCAATGATGATAGGCAGAAAGGATAGAACCATCAGAGAGTTGAATACCAATACGACCGCGAGTTGCCATGTGTTTGAGTGATGCTTACAATACTAGGACAGTTTAGAGGCTAGAGTTAGGATCAGACTAGAAAGTTT